CATTAGAAGCTACAGGTGGTAGAACTAAAGCACGATTATCCATAGGAACATCAGCATTATCTAATGCAAGAATCATCTTACGTAAACCCTCATCAGTGATTGCACCACCAGCACCTGAGGTCCACGCAGTACCATCAGCTTTAACAAAAGAACCAGCAGTCATAGTACCGAACAAATCAGACTCTACTTGAGTAGCTAGTGCATAACCAGCATCATCAGTGTAGAACTTACGCATTGAAGCAAGTGCTTGAACCTCTGCGATATCCTCGATTAACTTCGAGTATTCGTAGTGTTTGTTGATTGAAATATCAACGATTGTATTAGTAGGTGCGCTTAATGTAACTTGCGCTCCTGCTGCCTTAACTGAAGCTGAACCACGAGTAGGTTTAGGGATATGAATAGTATCACCCTTCTTACCTTTGTGAGACATCTTTGTAACTAAGTTAGCTAAAACTAAGTTTGATTTATATGCACCAATAACTTCATCCGACCAGAGTTCAGGGATGAAATTACCAGCGATTGCAGTTGTTACATGGTGGTCGCCACCAAGTCCGAAATTAGCTGCCATTTGTATTTCTCCTTATTGAGTTTTATATTATTTAACCCTTCCTTCTACGTAAGCTGAATGAATCTCATCAGCCAAACTTGCGTACCTTGAAGGGTCGCTTACCTGAAGCTGAATTAAATCAGCTCTTCGGTATATTTTCTTACCACCAACAGAGTCACCTGAGGAACGAGTCTCTGAACTGGTTTGTCGCATTGCTTTCTGTCTAGACTTCTTCTGTTGCGCTTTGACCTCTTGGGTCTTATCAATCATAGATATTTGTTTCCAAGTACCTAGTAATTCATTAGCAGCATTAAAATCATAGTCAGCATCAGCTCTGCGGAACAGTTCGGTACGAATACCACTCTCTCCTACCCACTTCTGGAAGTCACTATCACCTACAACATTCATAAAATCAGGATGTGTAGTTTCAAGTTGTGTCAAATTAGCGTTTTGTGCTGACCTAACATTACCTTCCCTAGCTTTTCGAATCTCTGGATGGTTTTCTATCGCTGAATTTACTGCCTTAGCAGGGTCATCGTAGAAAGTATCCTCGAAACTCATAGCTTCTTCTGTCGTTTCAGTAGCTTGATTAGCTTGTGATTGTTCCATCATTTGTTGAATCAACTGTCTTTGTTGCCCAACTTCTTGACCTTGCTTACCAAACGCTTTTTCTACGTTTTGGTGCATCCCAATCACATCTTCCAATGTCTTCCCAGCATACTTCTCTGGTGGTTGATAAGTTGGCTCTTGTTGAACCTCTTGCTCTACCACAGGAGTTTCTGTTACCTGTTCTACTACACCTTCTGGTGCTGAATCTACTACTATACTCATTTTCTTGGTCTCCGCCCCGAAGGGTTATGAAGTTATTTTATGATGGGTCTGTTTCCAGGTTATCCATCGCTAGTTTAGTTGCAACTTCTAAGCTTAATAATAAACCTAGTTGCTGTAACTGACCCTTAGCGTGCCAAAGGTCTTGTTCATTCTTCATAGTGTCTACGTCTCGTACACTACGGTCAATGTTCTTTAATTCTTCCATCAGGTCTAACCAACCTTCTGTTTCAAATAAATCTAATCTATCTTTTAAGAACTGCTCATCAGTCTTCATTGAATAAATCTACTAATTTCTGTTTCCTGTGCAATCTTTCTAGCGTTTGCCATATTCAAAGCAGTCTCAGAACGTAAATGGTCTACTTCTGGTACATTCCTAGCAGTCTCAGAGTTCTTATTTATAATATCAGCCTTAGTTTTCTCTAATGCAATAGAATCTTTCTGTAGCTTAAGAGCTTTCTCTTGGTACTTAAGCTCATCTGGAGCTTTCTCTTGTGCTTCAGCGTACCATTTAGTAGCTTTAGCTCTTTCTTCTTCAGCCTCGGCATTTGTCTTAGCAATATCTGCTTGGGCTTGCGCCATTCTTAATTCCATGTGAGCCTGTTCCATCTGTTGTTGCTCAGGATTAGGTTGATTACCTTGCATAAGTTGTTGAACAATCTGGTCTCTATTATGGATAGATGAATTCTGCATCATAGATAATAGAATCACATTAAAAGCAGGTGAATCTTTAGGAATAGCTTGTAACATTTGTACCATTTGAGTCATTTCTAACTCTTTAGCCATAATACCCATTGTTGAATAAGGTACGAATTTGTAATCTGATACAGGGTAACGGTCAACATCAAATTGAATCTTACGCCACATTGATTTATTAATCAAAGGAATAAGGAAAGTGTTTTGGAAGTTCATCAAGGTACGTTTCTGTCTCTTAATAGAAGCAGATTGTGCCATAGACATTCCTGAAGACGTAGCTCTATCAGCTGAACCGACATCAGCAGAGCCAGTTCCCATCTGAATCATATTTTGAAGTGAGGCAACCTGAGTAAACGTGCTTTGGTCTGTGGTTCCCAAGTCCAAAGGCATTAAAGCTTCGCGTGGTGAACCATTAGTTAGTATTGTCTTACCAGGTCTAACCTCAAACTTGATACCACGAGGCAATCTAGTCGCATCTGCTGCCATCATAGGTGTAGTTGTTAGGGCTAATGAGTCAATCCTTGCTCTCATCTCAGCATCTAATGCCTTTTGAGGGTTGTAACCTTTCTCACAAACACCTCTACCCCAGAATTTGTTAGGAACAATGTCATGTTGGTAACTTATGAAGGGTCTATCTACCATCATGAAAGCATTTTCCTCTGCTCTTAGTATGTATTCGTCATTAACTAAAGTAACGACAGCTTCAACAAGCTCATCTTTCTTAGTGTATTCAAAATCATCCTTATCAGTCTTAGCTTTAAGAAATCTTTTAGGTACAAGACCCCAGTATTCTGTAATCTTAACGGAATCTGACTCATCAGCTTGTTTAACCTCAGGGTCATACCCGAATCTAATAGTATCATAGTCACCATCTAAAGGAACATCACGATAAATACCAGACTTAATACCTTCAACAATATGATATCTAGGTTTAATAACCTCATGTGCAACACCCAACGCTTCATTAATAGAGTTAGCTGAAGGGTCTATTAGAAATTCTTTAGGAGAGATAGGTTCTAGTTTTACATCAATAGAAGGGTATTCAGTTAGCTGACGTACCGTAGTCATAGTACCTTCAACAGGTTCTTCTACGGGGGACCTTTCTATATTCTGCTCAACAACAATCTTACCAATACCAGTACCGTAAATAGCACCATTGAGGAATATCTCACAGACAGCATCCTTAACACCAGTCTTTTCTAGGTCTTCTTGTAGTAGATTACGGACATATTCAGCATCAGTCTTATCTTGGTCCAACATATCGTCTTGAATATCGAACCATTTTCCTCTACCAAAGGTAGCTTCTTCTAATTCTGCGACTGATGACTCAACTGCCTGTTGTAAAGCAGGAGCGATGATTCTTGATTTCTCGGATTCCCTGGTTCTGTCTGATTGTAACCAAATACCACGCCAAAGACGGTAATACTCATCCCACTGTGTAACATAGTTTATATCTCTGTGGGTTCGCCAGCTCCCTAAGCGGTAGGACAACCACGAAGCAAGGGCTTGGTACTGAGTTTCCTTGTCATTAAACATAAGTTATTGATTTGTATAGGAATTTAGGCACAATATATCATAAAGTAAATAGGAATATTAACTAATTTCATTAATAACCTGAAATAACGTCCTCAGGTTCCCATTCTTCATCGAATTGTATGGAGTGTGCGAAGTCCGCAATACTTACCTGGTCTATATAGGACAAGGCATCCAGTAAATCATCATGTGATAAATGTGAAGGGAAGTCCAGCATCTGTGAAATGAAGAATCTCCAGTCTTTATCCTCATTAAAGGTGATTTGCTGGTGTTCCATCCGCCCTTGAAGGGACCAAGTGATGCGTTCTGACTTCTTTTTACCACCATGACGTAGCTCATCTATGTGAACAAAGCGATTAGTGGCTCTCATCTCATCTTCTAGGTAAGGAAGTATAGCGTTCTTCAATGAACCAGTCTCAATACCCACAGTAGTAGCTTCATTAACCGAAGCCGCCTTTAATATCTTGGTAGCAGTCTCTTTAATAGACCACCTCCCGTGCATAATATCTTTAACCCACCATTTATCTCGGTCTATCTTAACAATAGCAATAGCAGTCTCGTCTAATTTAGAGGTTTTAAGCCCCCTTTCTTTATCAGAGGCTTCAAAGCCAGCAGGGTCAACCGCAATAACGTAGTTACCTTCTTCAGGTTCACTACCTTGTAAGAACCATTCCTCTTTAAAGATACCACCAGAGAATGTTTCAAAGGATGCCTCGAACTCTTGTCTAAAAGCCATAGAAGACATAGAGCTTCTGGCAGCCTCGA